GTACTCGGCGCCATCGTCCGAGGCGAGCACGGTCGTCTGACCGGCCCTCGACAGGTTCCCCCTGAACCTGTTCTTCAGTTCCTCCTTGTCCTCCTCGTCCATCATCCCGCGCACGACGAGGATTCCGCCCGGCCTTCCGTCGTTGATGAGGAAGTTCCTGTTGTAGAGTTTCGCGAAGTTCTCTATCTCGATCGCTATGCCCGCGGACTCCATCGGGGTGAGAGACAGATATGGGTCGAGGGGGTGAGGCCGCCTCAGCCACATGACGTCTTCCGGTTTCAGGATCGTCGTTTTGCCGTGCGGCAGCGTGACCTCGTACCCGGACACGAACTTCTTCGGGTCGGGTATCGGCGCAGTCGACTGGGGCGGCAGCAGGTTCAGCCCGACTATCCCGCCGTCGCGTCCCCGGATCTTCTCCACGAAGGCCCCGCGCGTTCCGAGCAGAAGTTGCGCCGAGAGCCTGTACCTGAAGATGAACGAGTTCTCGCCGATGTTCGATTTCGTGTTGAGAACCTCGAGGAGCGGGGACTTGGCCATCTTCTTGTCGGAAAGTATCTCCCCGTCGGGGGAATTGTCCTTCCTGAGGATGATTGGGAGCCTGGCCTGGTTGCCGGCTATGACGTCGATGCACCTGGCGACCCAGGTGACCCGCTGCATCCCCTCGCGGTACGCGCGCTCTATGTCCCAGGAATCCCTGTACGCCTTGCCCGTCATGCCCATCGTATGGGCCACCGGGGCGCCGGGTCCCACCGCGGACTTTGAGGATCCGCCGCCGAGGGATTTGTTAGTTGGTGAGTTCCAAGCCATCTATTACTCGAGTCCTAGCAAGAATCCAAGGATCCCACAGCACAGGCCTGCGACGATTAATCCAGCGGGAGGAAAAATGAGGGCAGTTCCTACTGCGGTCAGGACCACGAATGAAACCATTAGAATGTTAGCAACATTTGAACGGCTGGAAAGGAACACCTTTACTCTGTTCATGTTCACCCCCGTTTGTCCTTGTACATTTTACGATACGGGCAAGCATAGTTGAGACAGGAAGTTCGGATGGCCAACTGGCAGTCGATAATTGATTACCTCGAGCCGAAGCCTCCCATCTTCTGCCCGGAAGAAGCGTCGCTCACGCAGAGGGTGTTCCTCAGGTGCTACTCGCTCGAGGCGCTGTTCGGCGGCGCGGCTGGCGGGGGCAAATCATCGGCGCTGCTGATGGCCGCGCTGCAGTACGTGGACATCCCGAACTACTCGGCAATCCTGTTCAGGCGCACATTCGCCGACCTGTCCCTGCCCGGCGCCCTGATGGACCGCTTCAAGACGTGGATAGCCCCGCACGATGAAATTCATTGGAATAATAACAGTTTCATAGCCACCTTCCCTTCGGGGGCGAGGATCTCGTTCGGCTACCTCAACAACGCCGGCGACTACCTGCGGTACAAAGGCTCGGAATTCCAGTTCATAGGCATGGACGAGGTGACCGAGATCAGGGAGTCGGACTACCGCTACCTGTTCTCCCGACTTCGCCGCCCGGTGACCGGCCCCCTGTCCGAGGTCCCCCTGAGGATGAGGGCGGCATCCAACCCGGCACCGAACTGGGTGAGGCAGAGGTTCATCGTTGAGGGCAAGCAGGAGAAACGGATATTCGTCCCCTCCCGCCTTACGGACAACCCCGGAATAGATGCAACCTCCTACCGGCGCTCGCTCCAGGCCCTCGACCCGCTGGAACGGCGCAGGCTGGAGGAGGGCGACTGGTGGGCCACGACCCTCGGCTCGATGTTCGACAGGACGTCCTTCGTCGTCGTCGACCAGCACGAGATACCCGTGGTGACCAGTTCCGCCAGGGCGGTCAGGTTCTGGGACCTCGCGGCCACGGAGCCATCCCAGTCCAACCCCGACCCGGACTGGACGGTGGGCACCCTCATGCTGTTCGACAAGGGAATCGCCTACATACTCGACGTCAAGAGGGCCAGGGTCAAGGGCGAGAAGGTCGAGCAAATGGTCAGGCAGACGGCGCTGGAGGACGGGCCGAGCGTGGGCATAAGAATGGAGCAGGAACCCGGATCCTCGGGCAAGGCGCTCGTCGACCAGTACGCGAGGTACGTGGTGCCCGGATACGACTTCGTCGGGATTCGGTCAACGGGGGACAAGATCACCAGGGCCAGGCCCTTTGCGGCGGCGGCGGCCAACGGCAACATCAGGGTCCTGCGAGGCCCCTGGCTGACGGAGTGGTTGGACGAATTGTCCACGTTCCCCGAGGCCGCCAGCCACGACGACCAGGTCGACTCGGCCACCGGGGCCTTCGGCTTCCTGACAGGGCTCGGGTTGCCGCAGCGCAAGAGGGCTGCTATCATCGTCTAGGCAAGTTCTATTACGACACGAACGAAGAGGAACATGGATACCACGCCTACTATTGCCGACCTGCTGCTCGGCGACTTCTCGCAGCGGCTCTCCGACCTAGAGGGTCGGCTCAACGATTACCTCGCCGGTTCCCCGCCGCAGGAGGAAGCCTGCGAGGTTCTCTCGGCATTCAACAAGGCAAAGGCGGATCTCAAATTCGTCTACGACTCCTTCGCCCTCAGGGTCGGATCGACGATGACCGACGACAAGGTGCTTCTCGCCGGCGGCGGCGAGGTGGAGCGAAACTTCTCCAACAAGAGGACCAAGTGGCAGCACAAGGATTTGGCGAGCGCCGTGGCGCAGAAACTCCACAAGATGTCCATCGACATGGACACGGGCGAGGTGAAGGTAGACCCAGAGGAGATGGCCAAGTCGATGCTGAATTACGTCCAGCCGTCGTACTGGAAGATCACGCAACTGGAGAAGCTCGGCATAAACGCCGACAACTACTGCGAATCCGGCGATTCGCGCATGAGTGTAATAGTAAGACAACCACACGGAGGAACAAGCGATGAGTGAAACAACAAAGAAGGACGTATACGGGCTGCTCTCGGAGCCATTCCCGCAGGAGATGGAGCGGACGCTCAACAAGGGCGGGACGAACCTGACCTACATCCCGGTCAGCGAGGTCATCAACCGGCTCAACAAGGTGCTCGGCGCCGACAGCTGGTCGTTCATCGTCGTGAAGTGCGAGCGAGACGCGATCGACCCCGACTTCGTCGTCGCCCACGTCCGAATCGATTACAAGACCAGCGAGTCCGGCGTGATTTCGCGCGACGGCATCGGCGGGCAGAAAATCAAGCGCACCAAGCAGGGGTCGATAGTCGACCTCGGCGACGAGTTCAAGGGAGCCATCTCCGACGCCCTCAAGAAGGCGGCGCAGACGATGGGCGTCGGCCTGTACCTCGCCCGCAGCGACGAGGCAATCGAGATCGAGCAGGCCATGGACGCCCCAGTCGACGAGTCGGTTCAGATCTGGGAGAACTTCGTCGGCCTGAGCAAGGGGCTCGACGAGTCAAAGCGCGCGCAGTTGAACGAATTGTGGGCGAAGATGTCCAACAACGCGCCCAAGCCGCGCAAGCCGAGCGATGCGACACTCGCCCAGCTCAACGAACTGCAGGCGGAGGCGGTAAGGCTCAGCTTCCAGAAGTAGTAAGGTTGTTCGGTGACCACTGAACAGCCGCAGGAATTGCGCATGCCCGATTACCTTTCGGCATCGTCCATATCCACTTGGGAGCAGTGCCCGCAGAGGTACAAGTACAGCCGCATCGACGGCATCCCCGAGCCGGAGACGGAGAGCCAGGTGATGGGCACGTTCGTCCACGAGGTGCTGGAGAACCTGTACGCGCTGCCCAGCGAGGAGCGCACCATCGGCAACGCGCAACAGGTGTCTCGCTTCGTCTGGGCCAAGGGCTGGGAAAGCCGGCTGGCCGCAATCGGGTTGGACGAGCAACAAATGCGAGAATTCAGGTGGAAATCATGGTGGTGCGTGGAGAACCTCTGGGCCGTGGAGAACCCGGCGAAGGTGTCGCCGTTGGGGCTCGAATCCGAGTACAAGGTCGAGGTCTCGCCCGGCGTGGTGGTGCGCGGGTTCGTGGATCGCGTCGCCGAGGCGGGGGACGGCCTGAAAGTCACCGACTACAAGACGGGAAAGTTCCCGAAGCCTGCGTACATGGACCAGAAGTGGTTCCAGTTGATGCTGTACAAAATCATTGTCGAGCGTTCGCCGACCCTGATGACGACCGGTAAATCGGTTGACGAGGTGGAACTCATCTACCTGAAGGACGGGAAGAGCATAAGCAGGAAGATGAAGGACGGCGACGACGAGCAGACCCTCGCCCGCGTCGTGAAGGTCCACGGCGAGGTAGCGGAGGCGATCGGCACCGGCTCTTTTCCGACGAAGGTTTCGCGCCTGTGCGACTGGTGCCACTACAAGAGGATTTGCCCAGCTTGGGCGAACCGAAGGAGTCGTTAGGGAATGGACAACCAAACTTTCGCGAAGATGGTGGCCGAGGAGGTCAAGAACAAGCTGTCGCCCAGCCAGCGCAAAATCCTGCTGGAAAAAGAAAATTGGGAGAGGTGGAGGCAGAACCTCGAGGCGCTCATAGACAACCTCGATTCCCAGATATCCAAGACCGAGAAGGCCAGGCAAGACGACACCGAGAGGTACCAGTCCTTCGGCAACGAGGGACTCGTGCTGCTCGAGAGCGCGAACTCCTCGTACGACTCGCGCATCAAGAAAATCTCCCGCTTCAGGTTCCACGTCGAGAGGCGGCTCAACGAGGTGGCGACGATGATCGAAACCGGCGAGGTGCTCGAGAGCAACGGCTGGTCGAACGCGGAGTTCCTGCGCCGCGGCATAGCGAGGCACAAATCGCTCATGCGCGAGTACGAGTTCGAGGAGACGGTGCTCGACAGGGCTCTGTGGTCCCTGCTGGACGACAGGTGGGATTTCGACGACATACGGGTATCGGATGTCCTGTGAAGAAGCGGAAGCCGCTCAAGCGCTCAGGACGGTTGCGGCAGCGAAGCAAGAAGATGGAGGCGAAGTACGCCGACAGGAGGGTGCTCGTGGCGAAGGTCCTCTCCGAGCGCCCGTACTGCGAGGCGTGCCCGAAGTTCGCGGCGCACGACGGGCTGAGGACTTACCACCGCCTCGCGTCAAAGGACGTCCACGAACTCGTCCGCCGGTCGCAGGGCGGCTCGATACTCGACGAGGCGAACGTGATAGCGGTGTGCAGGAAGTGCCACGACAGGATCGGGAGGGAGCCGGCGCTGGCGTTCGACCTCGGTCTGGCAAGGCACGGGTGGGAAAAGTGAGGAAGGGCATCGTAGTCACGCTCGGGATAGACCCGTCCCTCACGTCGACCGGCGTGTCGGTGTCGGGGCAGACGTCGAGCATCCGGCGCGACTCGTCCGGCCCGCAGAGGCTCGTCGAGATACGGGATGAGGTGATGCTCCTCGTCGCCGAGCACGGCGTCGATTGCGTGGCAATCGAGCACTACTCGTACGCCTCGCGCAACTCGCAGGCGCACTCGATCGGCGAGCTCGGCGGTGTGCTCAGGGTGGCGCTCCACGAGGCAGGCATACCGACCGTTGAGATACCGCCGACGTGCAGGGCGAAGTTCGCCACTGGCAAGGGGAATGCGGGCAAGGCCGAGGTCGTGTCGGCCATATCGGCGCGCACGGGAATCGTGTGGAACGGCGGCGACGGACCGGACAGGTGCGACGCTTGGGTGATCGAGGAAATGCTCAGGTGCAAGCTCGGCCAATCGGCGATCGAGTGGCCGAAATCCCACGCCGAGGGCCTAGAAAAGGTAGATTGGTCCCCACTAGATCGAATTGCGAAAGGACGGGCGAAATGACGGTCGCCAACAGCATGAGAACCTCACCGATAAGCCAGGTGGAAATAGAGGAGCGAATACTCAGGCTCCTCGACGAACTCGAGTACCACACGGAGGCGTTCGAATCCCTCGCCGAGGACAGCGCGAAGAAGGAATCGAGGCTGAAGGGCGAGTGGGCGAAGGAATACCTCTCGGCGAAGGGCTCGATTCGCGAGCGCGAGGCATGGGCGGACTACAAGCTTGCCGACATGGACTTCGACTACAAGTGCGCCGAGGCCCTGGTCAAGGCGAAGCGAGAGAAGTTGCTGACCCTGCGCACCGAGGTTGACGCTCTCAGGACGCTCAACGCAAACGTGCGAGTGCAGGTGTGAACGGGATACACGAGTCGCTCGCCTCCCTGGCGATGCCGCTCGGCAGCCTCGTTCCGCTCAAGGACAACCCCAGGCGCGGCGACGTCGATGCCATCGCATCCTCGTACAAGGAGTTCGGGCAGATAAAGCCGATCGTCGTCGCCGAGAACGGGGACGGACGCTACATCATCATCGCGGGCAACCACCAGTACCAGGCGGCGAAGCGACTCGGATGGGACTCGATCGCGTGCACGGTGCTTGACGCCGACGAGAAGAAGGCGATGGCGTTCGCCTACGCGGACAACAGGACGT